GACGCAGCAGCAACCCAGCCACGACCGTACAGCGGATCGTTCGGGTCAGGCACACGGTTGTGCAGCACTTCGTCAGGTTCAAAGAATGCGTTGTTCGGTTGCTGCCCGTACTCGTAGCCCTCGATCAGTCGCTCGTCACGAGTTGGCTTGATCTTGACGTACTGCGACGGCATCACCGAGATTTCTACTGGGTAGCCCATCGGCCCCATGATCGGGTGCAGGTACTCGTTGCCAGTCACTTGCAAGAACGTCTTGCGAAGAATGTTGAAGTTGTACCCGTCGTAGAACGGAGACACCTTGTTCAGCAGGTCAAGGATCGGGTGGTCATAGATTTCAACAACGTCACCGCCGGTGTTCGATCCGAGCATGGCAGACTTCGCAGGACGCATGGAGCCATCGCCCTTGAGATAACGCTGCACGCTCTTGCTGACTGATTTGGTCGGGAACTGCTTTGTGCCGCGTGCCTCAACAGACGCATACAGGCGCAAGGGCTGTGCGGCGATGCTTCGAGCGTTCATCATCACAGCCGCGTAGACGTAGCCCGTCATCAGACGCAGAGCAGCAGCCTGCTCTTGCGATGACTTGCTCATGCCATATGTGGCTTCGGGCTTGATGGTGGATCGGACGTAGTCAAGGCGGTCTTGCTTCGCCTTGAACCCAAGAGCGGATTTGAAACCTTCAAGCATTAGAGCGATCTCCACATTCGTTCATCGTTGGCAAACCTGTCACCAGTTGCGGCCTTATCCGCTACGCGCACCCGTGGCTCGACACGGCTGCCATCGAAGTAAACCACGGCATATCGCAACGCATCCATCGCGTGATCCATCTCTTTCTTCGGTGCATCCTTGTATCCACTTGAGCCACCAAGCCACTCGTACGACTCAAACTCGCGGATGGTGTTCTCACACTTAGGGTCAACCGTCAAGCGCGGCTGACCGTCGCCAGCACGGGCAAGACGTTGCTGCACCTTCTGGATGCCCGGAAAGACCGTGTTGTCAGCCGATGCCACATCGAGGTTGGACTGGTGCATTGCTGCCTTCAACTTGGCGGCTGACGGATCAAGCACGAAAGACTCGATCTTGTACCGGCTGGCGATGTCCTTGGCGGTTGCGATCACGTCCACCTCAAGCATCTGCGACTTGTAGAACTCCTCGATGATGTGCAATCGACCGTCGCCATCTTCGCCCACAACCAGAAGTGCCGCCGGGTTGGTGTACCCTTCGTCTTGGCCCACGATGATTCGCCGCCACTCTTCGTTGCGTTGCCGAACATGCAAAGACCGATCAAAGCGGTCGTACACCAAGCCCTCGCCACCACGCCACTTCCCTTCAACGTATCGCTCAAACGCTACCCCTTCGAGGCTCATCAAGTCATCAAGATAGGCTTGCGGCAGAAAGAAGTTGTCAGGGCTTCTGGTCTGGATCGCCCGGCAGTTGTCAGCGGCTTGATGTCCACCGGCAAGCCCGAAGCGTACAGCCAGGAAGTGCGATGGCGCACCAGGGTTGCAGGCTCCATACAACTGCATGGCAAGGTCATCGAGTTCAAGACGGATGCGACCACGCAGCATCGTCCAATCGCCTTCGACCAACTCAACGGCTTCGTCAACCGCACAGCCTGACAAGTTCAACGATCCCATTTTCTCGTAGTCATCAAGGCCAAAGTAGTAGATCGTGCCGCCACCAAGCAGACGGATCACCCGTTCACTCTTGTTGTGTTCGTATGTGCCACGCGGCAGGACGGGCGGCAAGTTGCCGTCTTGCTCAAGCAGGGTGCGAAGCGTCGTGGCTTTGAGGCTGACAAGGTGCTTCCGTGCCAAGCCCTCACGCGCGCCCGGTCTGCCAACCAAGCGAGCCACCAACTTCATACACAACGCCCGCGTCTTGCCTGCACCAAACGCACCTGAGTACAGCACCTCGCGCTCCTGCGCTCTAATGAACTCAAGTTGTGCGGGCAGCAGGTCAAACTTCATCGGCTGGCTTCTCTGGTGGCGTGGCTTCGGCAAACTCGATGGTCAGAGGCCGCAGCCCTTCGCCGCTGTGTTCGGTCTTCTCACGCATGCCAAGGTACTGCTTGCTCAGCCAGATCAGCATTTGCCGGTCGCCTTCCAAAGCAGACTGGAACATGCTCCGACGCATCGACGCATGAGCCTTGAGCCGTTCACGTTCGATCAGTTCGCGGTAGTCCTCACGGGCGTACAACGTCGAACGCGAACAACCGAACCACGCAGCAATTTCCTCGAAGGTGCATTGCATTGCAGCGAGTTTCTTCATTTGCTCAAGGTCAAGATCCAACGGTGCTGGCATCGCCTACCTCCGCTGGTACTCGTTCGGCCTTCTTGCCGGTCAGGTTCTCCCACCGCTGCACGATCACGTCGCAATACTTTGGCTCCAACTCAAATCCATACCATGTGATGTCTGCTTTGTGAGCAGCAAGAAGTGATGAACCGGAACCAGCAAACGGATCAAGAACTGTCGTTTCAACATCAAACATGTCATAGATCCAAGCAAACAAGGCAACGGGCTTTTGTGTTGGATGTTCTTTTGTCACGCTTTTCTCGGAGTCTCTGTGTTTGCCAGACCATGCGTGCCGAAACACTCGAATCGGCTTGTCAGAATTTGTCCATGCTAGTTCTGCATCTGCAAATGACATGCCGTGATGATCTTTGTCCCAAACTAGCCACTGCTTACTTCCACGAAGAGCATGTGAGTAGTAGTTTGCTCCAAACCAGACTTGCTTAGGTGCTTCTGGAACGAATATTTCAACAGCCGCTTCAGCGAGAGAGGTATCTTGATCACCGATCATGTTCATACGCAAATTGCTGTTGCCAAGAACTGTGTTCATTCCAGTTCCGTATGGTGGATCCGTTACGATCGCATCAATCAAAGTGGTACCATACAAACTTGCGCGATTTTCCTCATCTAGGCAACTTCCACATAAGAGACGATGATCGCCAAGCAGCCACAAGTCGCCCGGTTGCGTGGTTGGCTCTTTTGGCGTTGGCGGCACTTCGTCCTCATGCACCTCGTCAGACGGCAACCGCAGCATCTCTGCAATCTGGTCGCCTTCAAAGCCTGTCGCAAGTTTGAGGTCATCCGGCAGAGCGTCCATCAGGTCACGCAGCGTGTCATCTTCCCACTCAGCCAACTCCGCCGTCTTGTTGTCTGCTATGCCGTACGCCACGGCTTCAGCAGTGTCGAGGTTTGTCTTGGCTGCTGCTATGTGCGTCCAACCCAGTTCCTTCGCCGCGTGCCAAGTGCCGTTGCCTGCGATGATGGTTGTGCCGTTGCTGTGCAGCACGATCGGCTTGGTCTGACCGAAGCGGGCAAGGCTGGCTTTGATGGCTTCGATGTTCCGCTTGTCGTGCTTGCGTGCGTTGGACGGGTCGGGCGTCAGGCTGTCAATGCTGACGGCTAATGGCTTGAGCGATTCGTGTATATTTGTCATTGCTTCCTCTTTCGTGGTCTCACCATAGCCAAACCGAACAACAGCATTGGCCCGGCGAACGGCACAAACCTATCTGGTGGATCGGGCAGAAAGCCAGCCGACAACAGTGGCGGGCTGATCTCTGGCTCGAACGGTGGCAAGATGCTGCCGGGTATAGCAGTCAGCACAGACCCTGACACCGTGAAGCCCAAGTCAGGCATGCTGGTGCTGAGCCTTGGCTTGGGTGCTTGCGGGGTACTTGCAGCAATCGTTGGATAGATCAACTTATCGTCAGCCTTGCTTGCGTCCCCAACTTGCAGCGTGTTCACGACTTCGGTGACTTGCGTGAATCGGTCAAAGGCTTCCTTACCAATCAGGGTTGACAGCACAGCCACAGCAATCGCCATGCGTTGGTTGACCTTCACGGCCTGCTGCTGCTGCTTCTCACACTGGCTCAGGGCTTGCCGCTCGTCCTTGGCTCGCTGCTCGCACTTCGGACAGGTCATGTCAAGGTCACCGTTTGACCGCTGGCAAGCCTGATCGAGTTCTCTCCAAGTACATTCAAACCTCCTTTAAGATGCGTAATCCGCCTGTTGCTTTTGTCGGTGATGATGCGACCATCATTGATATCGCCTGACAGGCTCAATGTGGCAAACGTGCCTAGATTTGTTCCAAGGGTTGTGTCACTTGGCTCATCTGCAAGAACTAACGAGCCACGGAACATCTCTAGCCCTTGGATTGAAGGCCCGCTGCTGATGATTTGGGATTCCTTGCCGAAGGTCTGTGGTGTAAGCACAGTCCCTTTGATGTGTTCAAGCGTGCCACTGATTCTTGCACTTGTAAGATCACAAGCACTGACCAACCTGTTGCCACGGCCTACTCTGACCTCAGGCACAGCCGTTGTGCCACCGTCAGAAACTCCGACTTGACTGTCTGGCATTTTGACGGTTGAGGAACCCGGTGCAATGAACACATCCCGTGTGGCTGCGGCTCCCGTAAATAGCAACACCCCAGTTGTTGTGTGTATGAACAACCGCTTGATAATTGTGCCGTTGCCGAACGTGCATTGGCGCGGCATGGCAAGAATGTGCAAGTCTTGCACTTTGGGAATCATGTTGACGGCACACTTAGCAGATCCAAACACCATTGTCTTGGCGTTGATGACCATGCTACCCGTGCCAATCTGACCACCGTAGTTGGGGCCAACCCTGAACTCTTCCAGCACAACTGAGTTCTGGAATGTATCTGCTACGTCTCTGGTTGAGTCCGTAAAGAACACACGATCACCATTGACAGGCACACGCAGTGACCAGTTGTTCGCCGTGGTGTACGACGTGCTTTCTGTGCCAAGCCAGATGGTGACGCCGCCTGATGTCGCTGGTGCAGCGTTGCTGGTTCGGTTGTCAAGTACGGGTAGAACCATCACACAAGGATGAACGTGTCACCGTTCGCCGGAGCCTCTGTGAGTGCGTTGACCGTGAACTTGCCACGACCGCTGCTGAGAACGTAATCAGTCACAGCCTTCTGCTGTCCAGCCAAGTTGCCCGTCACGAACAAGCAAACCCGGTCGTTGAAGTGGTCAGCCGTGGCCTCTGAGATGTTGGTCTCAAAGGCTGTGGTTGTTGGAGTGAAGGCTGTGTTGTCAACCGTGCCAATCGGGCAAGCGTCCATCATGGCTTCGAGTCGGTCTGCCGCAGTGCTGTCACCGCTGATCTTCACCGTGTCAACTGGCTGGTTGCTAGTGCCATCGGTGTAGTTGGACAGGTTTGTTGCACTGGTGGTGCTGTTATCAATGCGAGTCACGTTCACAGCCACGACGTTGTTGCTGTTGTCAATCGCAGCGTCAAGGGCCGCAGCCGCAGAGGCGTCACCGTTGATCTGCTTAGTGTTGACCTCAAGTACTCCGCTCGATGATGTGACGTTCGAGTTGCCAACCTGGGTGACATCCACGTTCAGCGTGTCATCGTCAAGCACCAATGACTCGTACGCTTGGGTTCGCATCGCAACGCCCGAAGCCAAGACCGGCACAAAGACGTTGGAGTCAACAAGGCTAATGCTGAACTGTCCCATGTGGTTCGTGTTGGCACTGGTCAGTTCAAGTGAGAAGATACCGTTGGCGACATGCACGAAGTCGTTGCTGCCACCACTAGCCGTTAAGGTCAGGGTACTGCTGGTCACACCCTTGATGAGGCGTGCAGTGATGTCACCTGGCGTCAACGATGTCACAGGCTCGCCGCTGGTCGGATCAAGCAACGGGCCGATTGCCACCGTGGTTGCTTCGGCTTGCTCGATCAGTCCAAGGTTCTGGCTGATTACTCTGCCGCCTGCACTTGTACGGGCTTGCACCGAGAACGTGCCAATGACAGCCCTGACCGATTGCGAGTCAACCGTGCCAGCCACAACCACCGAGAACGTCGAGCCAACCGAGTAGAACGAAGCGTCACTGCTGGTCGTGATCGTCACCCGGTGAAAGCCGGTCAGCGAGTTGACATCAACGGTGAGCGTTGCGCCCGAAGTCGAGTTTGACGTTGTGCCGTCTTTGAAGATAATGACCGAACCGCTGGTGATGGTTGCAGCAGCACCGGCTTGGTCAGAGGTTGAGAAGAAGGCGTTGACTGAATCGCCTTGTTGGATATCACCGAAGTTACTCATGCTTGTATCAAGCCTCCATCTATTAGACCGCTAGAGATTCCATACTGAACACGGAACTTTGGGGCCGCTGATTTGTAGGGGTGATCGCTTGGCAAAGAACCTGTCAGACTGTACTTGTGTGCCGCGTAGCCTTCGACCTTTTGAATCTGCGACAGTGTTGGATTTGCCATGTACACCATCTCAGCAATCTCACCTTCACAGCCGCCAGAGAAGTAGGCCGAGCCAATTGCATAGTTTGTCTGACCAAGATCAATACTCGAAGCGTCTGCCTGATCTGAGAGTTCGTCACCGATATATCGCATCATCAGATTGCCCGAATGGCGACCGAAGACAAGCGACCGGTAGTCTGTGCCAGTTGTGCCCGATGGAAAATTGCTGCTTGAAACCGAATCGAAAACACTACCTACACTTGGCTGAAGAAAAGCGTTGTTGCCCGTGTAAAGCAGTTGGATTGAATTGGAACTGCTTTGTCCTCTCGTTATAGTGCCAAAAGGCAAAGTTGATCCGTCGTTCGCGTTGCCGATGAAGCAGCAAACCAAAGAACCCGAAGTGCTTACATCCATTGCCGATGCGGTGAAGAACAAGTGATCAAACTGAGACGCACCATCAAAGTTGACAGCAGGCTTGCCGCTGATCGTGCTGCTTGCAACGTAGGTCGGCTGGTTGGCTGCGGTGCTTTGTGTTGCACTGATGCTGTTGCCTTCGCTGCTGGTCCATGATGAAACAGCGTCGCCATTTGACAACGAACTCAAAGAGTCAGCCGTGAACCAAGCAACGCAAGTTGACTTGCCAAGATTTGTGGGCGTCCAATCAGGCATTTACTTTTTGAAGATCCGGTCGGTCAAGAGTCCGAGGAGGGGTCTGCCGATCCACGCGCCGACGGCGAAAGCGATGATGTACCCCGAAGCGATGGCGAGGAAGGAAATAACTTGATCCATGTTCTGATCTCCTTGAAGTTCAGGGCCGCGACTCCCGTTGTCACGCAGAGTCCGGCTATGAGTGTGAATACGAATATCTGCGACTCTAGCACCTTCGCCAGAACCGCCATGAGAACTGTGAGTGCGATGCCCAAGGCTACTGGAATCCAACCCCGGTTGCCTCTCGTCACGAACAGCAGACCGCCGCCCGTCAGTATCAGAAGCGTGCCGCTGAACTTCAACGGATCGAGAGCGTGCGCCACTTCCGTGCTTGGTGTCTCCGCTATTGCTTTGGCAAAAGGGAAAGACAGCCCACCCCCCTGAGTGGACTGGCAACCAAGCATCAAGATGGGCAGCAAATACCTCATGATCCGGTCTTGCCCTCCAGGCGAGCAACGCGCTGCTCAACTTCGTGGGTTCGTGTCTCGATGAGTTGCACCGCTGCTTCGAGTCGATCCACGGCACGCCGCAGTTCGTCAATCGCAGCCTTGACGCGGCCTGCTCCAAAGACAACACCAAAGATGATGCTGGCAGGTGTTATGAGTTCGGGGAGGAATTCTGATTGCATGCTTGCCCTGCAAGAACGGATACCAGATCAGCAAGACGCTCCAACCGAACCATCAGAGCCCAATTGCGGTCATTGTCTTGACGCATGAGTACCACCGGCACGCCGCCGTGGCTTTGTTGTTCATCGGCTGCATCTGTCTCAGCCTGAAGCAGGAAGTCAAGCGAAGCAATCCTGGCACGCCGCTTGACCTCAAGGTGCAAGCCATCAACGCCAGTGAGGTCGGAGGACAACTTGCCATCGACTTGTGCCGTGCGTCTGACGCTTAGCCCGGTCGCATCCTCCCACGCCTTGGCTGCTTCGAGTTCGCCACGCTTGCCCTTTTGTCTTGAGTTCGTCATGGCGTGCGTTGTATCTCAGTCCAGTGCTTCTTGCTCATCGCCACCGGATCAGGCTTGGGCTGCCAGTTGTTGTCGCTCTTTCGGATGCAGCCAAGGCAGAATGGGCCGCAGCCGTCTTTGGCATTGCGTTCACGAAGGAAGGCAGCCACCGGCAAGTGCTGGCGGCAACCAAGACAGATACGGCTGCTTCTACTCATCGTCTTCCTCGTCATCATCGTCAGCGTCAAACTCGATCAGCGAGTCTAGATCAGGCGGGTTCAGGTTGTCCCAATCATTCCACAGCGTCAACTTGGCTTGCTCGACCGCACCAAGGACTTCATGCAGCGACATATCCCACTCAACCCCCATGTATCGGCAGCACTTCAGAATGGTCATCTGCAACTTTTCGCTTGCACTGGTAGCCACGGTTTATGTCTCCTGAAAGCGGACAAGTTCCGCTTCCCAATTCTTTGCACAGAGCCGGTTCGGTCTGTCCGTCTTCGTCTCCGCGATGAGGCACGCAGCACCCCATGCAGAGGTATCCATACGGCTCGCCCAGTCCGGCGTGAGCGGCCCAAGAGTACCAACGTTCGCATACCAGTAAGGCAGAGGTACTTTGCGGGTTCGGTAGCACTG